GACCAAGCAATCGTTTGAAAAAACTATGTTTGATAGTCGTAAGAGCGAAACTGATTCAACTATTGAATTAGCTAAACAAGCTCACAAACAGGCTGTTGAGGCAAACGATGCTGAAGCCATAGCAAGAGCTACTGAATTATTGAGCACTGCTATTGCCGAAAAGAAATATATTGAAGCGTCTCAACAAAGAAGCCAGTTTGAATCAGATTATGATGAAGCAATAAGTAAAGAAGTTGAGAGTCCAATACAACAACAACAACCTCAACAAGTTCAAGAGTACGCGGAGCCTTCTCCAAAAGCTCAAGAATGGGCTGCTAAAAACACTTGGTTCAATCAAGACCGAGTTGCTACAACTGTAGCTTTGACCATTCATGAACAATTAGCTTCAGAAGGTTTTGATTTAAACTCAGATGAGTATTACAATGAATTAGATAACAGACTTAGGTTGGAATTACCTAATAAGTTTGATAACAACGTGGAAGCTACAAAACCCGTCCAAACCGTTGCTTCACCATCACGCACTACATCGACTGGACGCAAACCAAGTAATCGAGTGGAGCTTTCTCCAAGCGAGCAAAGACTAGCGAAACGTTTAGGCGTTTCATTTAAAGATTACGCAATACAAAAAGCGAGGTTACAAAAATCGTGAGTAAAGAAACTAAAACTGAAAAAAGGGCACCTAGAGCTCAAGAAACTAGGATGACAACACAAAAGGCCAAGACTCCTTGGAAGCCACCTTCCATGTTAGAGGTTCCTAACGATCCTCCAGCTGGTATGGTTTACCGATGGATAAGGGCTGAAACGTTGGGTCAAGAAGACCGAACAAATGTTTCCAAAAGGTTTCGTGAAGGCTGGGAGCCAGTAAAACCAGAAGAAGTTCCTGGTTACGATTATCCAACCGTCGATGATGGTCGTCATGCGGGCGTCATTGGAGTGGGTGGCTTGATACTCTGCAAAATAGACGAAGATATCGTCGAACAAAGATCTGAGTACTTTGAACAAGCTACACAAAATCAAATGACGGCTGTGGACAATGACCTTATGCGTGAAGAAAACCCTGCTATGCCTATCTCTAGGGAAAGGAAGAGCAAGGTTACATTTGGTGGAGGGACTAAATAGTTTCCTCTGATTTATTAATTGTTTGGAATTTAAAGTCGAATAAACATGGCAAACGAAACTACTAAAATGGGATTAATCCCAGTTAGAAAAGTTGGTGGACAATCATGGACTGGCGGCCAACAAAAATACAGAATTGCAAGTGGTGCTACTACTGCTATTTTCCAAGGTGATTTGGTAACTCAACTTACTGCGGGAACTATTGGTAGGCATACTGCTTCCGGTACTGTACCTATTCTTGGCGTCTTCAATGGCTGTTCATACACTGATCCTACTAGTGGTGAAACAGTATTTAGTAACAGTTATCCTGGCAGTATTTCTGCTAGTGATATTGTTGCTAATGTTATCGATGACCCAATGGTTCAATTTTCTATTCAATCAGACGAGGCTTTCCCCGTAACTGATTTGTTTGGTAACTTTGATATCGTTGATTCATCTCCTGTCGGCGACACAAAAACTGGAACTTCTAATATGCAATTAGATACTTCAACTGGTGCTACTACAGCAACTTTACCTTTGAAGGCTATTGACATTTCACAAGATCCAGAAAATTCCGACGTAGCTAGCGCAGGCACAAATGTAATCGTGGTTATTCAAAACCACGTCATGGGTGCTAAAAGCGCTGGATTAGCGTAGAGGTTTAATAATGGCAATTTCTAGAGCACAATTAGCGAAAGAATTAGAACCAGGATTAAACGCCCTTTTCGGTTTAGAGTACAACAGGTACGAAAACGAGCACGCTGAAATCTATGATACTGAAACTTCTGACAGAGCGTTTGAAGAAGAAGTATTACTAGTAGGTTTTGGAAATGCTCCAACTAAAGCTGAAGGGCAAGGCGTAAATTTTGATACAGCAATGGAGTCATACACTGCTAGATACTCTCACGAAACAATTGCATTAGCATTTGCTTTGACTGAAGAAGCTATCGAAGATAATTTGTACGACAAACTTGGTGCCAGATATACTAAAGCATTAGCTAGAAGTATGGCTCACACTAAGCAAGTTAAAGCTGCTTCTGTATTAAACAACGCTTTTAACTCAAGCTTTACTGGCGGTGATGGAAAGGAGCTTTGTGCTACTGACCACCCATTAGCGAGCGGCGGAACTTTTGCAAACGAACCAAGCACTGATGCTGATTTGAACGAAACTTCATTAGAAGCGGCGTTGATCGATATTGCTAACTTTAAAGATGACCGAGACATGATCTTGGCTCTTCAAGGTATGAAATTAATCGTTCCTACAAATCTACAGTTCGTTGCTGATAGACTGTTACAAACACCTGGTAGAGTTGGTACTGCTGATAACGATATTAATGCTATTAGAAACATGGGAATGTTACCTAATGGCTATGTTGTAAATCACTTCTTAACAGATACAGACGCGTTCTTCATCAAAACTGATGTCCCAGATGGGTTCAAACATTTTGAAAGAACTCCTTTGTCAACTGCAATGGAAGGTGATTTTGATACTGGTAATATGCGTTTCAAGGCTAGAGAAAGATATTCATTTGGTTTCTCTAACCCAAGAGCAGTTTACGGATCTAAAGGAGCTTAATCTTAGGACTAATTCAAAGAAGTTAATCCCACTTTTTGACTCAAGGGATAAAAGAAAGGCATCGACGGATGCCTTTTTTTTTGGCATAAAAATTGTTATCCTATGGCAACTAGGATTAATTATCCGTTACTGACTGACCTAGCAGACTCGCCAAGACAGTAACACTACGGAGGTAAAAAATGGCAAACACAACTTTTAACGGTCCAGTTAGATCTGAGAATGGTTTTAAAACTATTATCAAAGATAGTACAACTGGCGGATTAACTAATGAAATGACCCTTTCAACTTACAGCACTTCTATTACTATTGCTGCTTCTGGAACTGACCACAAAGAAAGTTCTATTGGAATACCATCAAACTTTATTCCAATGGGTGTAGCAATCACTGTAACTAGTGCTGCAGCTAACGCAGTAAACTTAGTAGATATTGGTACTGATGCAGATACTGATGGTTTCGTAGATGGAATCTCAGTAGCTATTAACTCAACTGGTTTCAAAGGATTCTTCCCTTGCAACGGAGTTTTAGGTATGTCTGGTGGTACTACAACTGCTGCTACTGAAACAGCTGATGAAGTAGAAGTAGTTATTTCTGGAACAGCAGGAGCTGGTGGAGTAATCGCATTAAAATTCTTTGGAATCGCGTCTGACTCACCAACTGCATAATAGGAGCTAACTATGGCAAGTTCTGATGTTGTAACAGCTTCTGTAACTTCAACTGGCGACATGACCACTAATCGTTCAAGACTTCGTGGTTTTGTAGTTTCAGGTGGATCTTCAGATGGCACAGTTACTTTTAAAAATACTAGTTCAGGGGCAACACTATTGGTGTTGCCTGTAAATGCTGACACTACAGAAACACTAAATATTCCAGACAATGGCGTATTGTTTTCAAGTGGCATACATGCAACTTTATCTAACATAGATAGAGTAACTATATTTTTTACAGGTTAAAAAGGAGTATTAAATGGTTTATAAAAGAACTAAAGGCTATGGCATGGGTGGCATGGCTAAAAAAACTAAAGGCTATCGTGGCGGTGGTATGATGAAAAAAACCAAAGGCTACAGAGCTGGAGGTAAAGCTACCAAAGGTTATAGCAAAGGCGGTAAAGCAACTAAAGGTTACAGAAGAGGCGGCGCTGCTAAAAAATAAATAAAAAGAAGATTGAGGTATAAATGCCATATTTGATGAGCAATGTCCCATACTTTAAATGTTGGGTCAGAAGAGAGTTCACATGTAATCATTTACGCTATCACGGAGAGTATTTACATGCGCTAGCAATAGCTGTAAATACTATCCCTGATAGATCATTGAGCTTTCAAGTCGTCTTTACCGGATGTGAGATAGACGATGAAGATTGGGAAGAAGGTAATATTCACGGTGGTGCTATGTGGGCAAGAATGCCTATCCAGGCATTAGTTGCTGATGTACCTTTAGATGAATGGCCAGAACCTATGGAAGATCATTTGTGTCAACCATGGGATTGTGAATCCAGACATCATTCAATTATAACTATGGATAGAGTAAGTTCTTCTCCATGGCTTTGTAAAATTAATAATGAGTTTTATCAAGGTAAATATTTATTTACTGTAGATTATACAGACCATGAGATAGCAGATGATCCTGCTCAACATAAGCAATCACATGTGATATATTTAACAGACGCTGGAAAGTGGACTGGTAATATAGTTGCACTTCCTAACAATAGAGTTAGAGCAACTAGCCCAGCCTTGTGGAGAACTGGCGAAGGAGCACCTGATTTTACTCCTTCACAACATCTGCATTCTGCTGAAGGCCATGAAAGTTATTTAGATCCTAGAATAACTTTTAATAATTTATATAGTGATGAGGATTAAACATGGCAACATCAAACAGTACAAACTTTGAACCAAATGTCGCAGAGTTTATTGAAGAAGCTTATGAAAGATGTGGGTTAGAGTTAAGAACTGGATACGATTTAAAAACTGCAAGAAGGTCTATTAATTTGATGTTAGCTGAGTGGGCTAACAGAGGATTAAATCAGTGGACCATATCTGAAGGAACTCAAACAGTCACTGAGGGTACTAGAGAATACACATTAAATTCTAATGTAATAGATATTTTAGATGTGGTGTTAAGAAGAACTGAAGGAGGCACTACTACTGATACACAAATGTCTAGAGTAAGTAGAAGTGAATACATAAATATTCCAACTAAAAGCACCAAAGCTAGACCTAGTCAATATTTTGTAGATAAACAAAATTCTGCTGTTTTAAAAATATGGCCCGCTCCAGAAAACTCTACAGATATTTTGGTATTTAATAAAATGATAAGAATGGATGATGCAGACAAAGCAACTAACACTATGGATTTACCATTTAGATTTTATCCTTGTTTTGTTGCTGGCTTGGCTTATTACTTATCTATGAAAAAAAATCCACAATTAACACCGCAACTAAAATCAATTTACGAAGAAGAATTTAGAAGAGCTGCTGATGAAGACGAAGATAGAGCTTCTTTTAGAATCACGCCATACTCACAAGGATAATAATGGCTTACGCAAAAGGTAAACAAGCATACGGAATATGCGACATATCTGGGTTTAGATACAAACTAAAAGATATGAAAAGAACTTGGGATGGATTATTAGTAGGTCCTGATCAATGGAACGAAAAACATCCACAACTAGAACCAAGAAAACATACAGTAGATCCAGAAGCTTTATTTAATCCTAGACCTGATCAAGCAGAAGATGGTGGAACAGGATTTGTTGTAATTACTGCTCCAAGCATAACAACAAATTTTTCCATGCTACCTAATACTATTCCTAGTAAATTTGAATTAGCAAAATTATCTAGTAATTTAGGATCAATTACTGTTATTGAAAATGATGATACAACATCTGTTGATGTGTCTGGGGTATCAGCTTCTAGTTCTTTAGGAGCACCAACCATTACAGGTAATATAACTCAAGATGTTTCAATTCTAGG